GCTGGGGTTCCTGAAGGGGCTGTCGGAGCAGCCGGGGTTCCCGGTGGGGTAGTGCTCAGGTCGGTGTTCCAGAGGAGCTGAGGGGCGTCGGGAGCACTTTCTGGAGTTACAACAGTTTCTTTAGGAGTAGGCATTTTCTAACCCTGTAATCCCTTGGGGAACAGAATACCCGCCGCGCTCAGGCCCGAGCTGAATATGTCTAGCGGGTTGAAGCCGCCAGTCGTTCCACTCTTGGTCGTGGACGTGGTGGTATAGCCGGGTGCATACGGAATAGGTGTGTTGATCAAGTTGGATGCTGACCCGATTCGATTTTGCCCAATCCCGAGCAGCACGTTCCCGACCGCGCCTTGAGCAGCTCGACCTTCCTGGGTGACAGGGAGAATGGCCTGCTCGTTGGCCCTGGCTATGGATTCACCAACGGCACCCGACCTGCCGAAACCGGCTGCTGTCAGGGTGTTTATGATTCCAGGCTTGGCCACACTCTCAAATTGGTTCTGAGTGGCCTCTAGGAGCTTACTGATGTCGGTTAGGCCGCTGAACATGGTCAGGGCCTTGGCTTCCTCGGGGGTGCTGTATTTGAGCCCGTAGGGGCCTAGAACGCTGGGTGAGTAAAGAGCCTTGATCGCTTCTTCACGAAACGGCTGGAGAAACTTCTGGAACTCGTAATTTAGCTGGTTGAGCTGCTGGGTTCCTTGATCGGGCGTTTGGGTGGACTTGCTGGTAACTTTTTGTCCCTTGGTTGGCATGGGCTTATTTCTCGCTCAAGCGTGTAATTTCTCAGCTTAAATTTGTACCGCTTGTGTTTTCCACTCCACTGTTCTACCGGGTGCTCCTCTGGAGTGACCGGCAAGATCATCTTGTAAACGTTTCGGTCCCTTGCCCAATCATCTGCCAAAGATAGGAAATTGTCAATGATCCGTGGATACTGAGAATAGCAGTTAATTAGCCCAATTACGAGTTCTCCGTCAACCACGGCGCCGTAGCCCCAGCCGACCAGTTCACGCCCCTTGCGGGCCACCATGATCAGGATGTCACGATCACCGAGGAGGGAACGGGCGAAGGCTTGCCGGATTCGATTCTCCAGCTCGCGGTCGCCGTCGGATTTGTAGAGAAACTGAGAGATTAGATGGGAATGGCTGGAGGGGTAAAATATTTCACACCGGATCGAGGGATCAAGCATCATCCATCAACCGGCGTTCCATGATGTACCGCTTCACCTCGAACCCGTGCTTCTCGTTCCACTTCTTGTCGTAATTGCGGGACAGGATGGAAACACGACGATACCCAAGCTCTTTGGCCCAGCCCTCGACCAGGGCCAGCATCTCGCTAACGGCGTCGTTCTCGGTGGGCTCGTCAAGGCGGGGCTTGGTCATAACCACGGTTCCGGCGCTTGCCGTGGCCGCTGCATACCCAATGACCCGGCTGGAGCTATCCAGGGCGGCTATGAGAACCGAGCGGAGGTCTTGGGCATACAGGTTGGACATGAACTGCACCAACATGACGCCCATATCCTCACCCATGCCCTCGTGAGCCGCCATCAGCTTTTGCATCACGAATGGGACCAGCAGACCTAGCTGGGGGTGATACGGATCAATCTTTACAATCTTCGCTTTGTCCATTAAATCCCTCTAATTTGGTTTCATCGAGTTTGTGATCTCCACACCAGTCGTGAACGAACACCGCTGGAAATCCGTTCATTGTGGGGGCATGTCTCCGACACCGGCCAAAGTTGGTAGTGGGTGCTTTGAGAACAAACCACATACAGGTCGAACACTTCATGTTTGCCGACCGATGTATCCAGGGGTCGTTATTTTCTATCGCTTTGTCCATTTTCCACCTTGAGCAACCAATGATTAGGATTACCGCACGGGCACTTTATGTCTTTCAGATCGAACCATCTGACTTTGGCACCGCATGAAAGCGTTATGGCATCCTTGATGACTATGTGGATACCTATTTCCCTTTTAGGGATTACACCACTTAATTTAGGTTCGTACATTTTCCACCTCTTCGGCTGCGTCTTCCTCAGCCACCTTGCGCTCGTGCTCGGCTATGATCTCCTTGTTCTTGCGAACCTCAGCCCTAGCAGCTTCGATGACTTCCTCACGGGCTGGACCAGCGGTGCGGCCAGCTAAAACATCGACTACCGAGTTGAAGGCCACCCGAGCTTCAGGGGAGAGCCTCTGGACCAGGAAGTTAGAGGCGATGATTCGCTCGTTCATTTCAATCATGCGGTCGTCGCAGAAGTCGAAGAACGGCTTGAACACGTCGTAAAGCTTTGCACCTTTGGACATCGCGTCGTAATGCTGCTTGGTCAATTCGACCTCGACGTTGATAGCCTCTCCGTCAGCAGCGGTCTTGCACAGGATTATTTTAGCCATGATTTCTCCTAACCTACGATATTTCCTTTCTTGTCCACCCTGGTAGCCGGAGTGGAATTCCTGATGAAATCCATCGAATCGTCAGACATCGACTCCAAAGGAACGACCCTGATAACGTGAGCCCTTCCACCAACCCTCGGGCCGATAATCGCCCCCTTGGGGTTCAAAAAGGCGTCATCCACGCGCCTAGCACGCTCCTCAGACGACATAAAATCCATAGCTAGGGCTCTAGGCACCTTGACCAAACCAGGCCCGTAATTGATTCCGTTTCGCTTGTGAACCATGTGGAGCTGAACCGATACCAGCCGGTTCTGGTTCATTATTCGGATACGTTCCTCCTCCTCGGGGGTTTTAACCCTACCCTTGGAGAGCTTGGGGCGCCCTTTTCTCCTGATAACCCGGCGTTTTGGTTTGGAAAATGACGAGGCTATGGCTTTTTCAAGAGCTTTGTCTTTTGAATCATCCATATAAAGTGGTTCTGACGTAGTGACTCAATTTATCTATAGGCCAATACTGATATCGTAGACTCGTCCTCCAATTCACGTCTTGTGGGAAAACACAAACCAAAGCAATCTGGGCTTCTTTGTAAATATTGCAAATTTGCCCCCTTCTGCCGTGGTATGTGACCAACTGGCCTGCTTCAAATTTGGCTTGATCTTGAACCATCTGTGGTAAAGACGAGTGAGGCTTGTTTTCGTTTTGTGAGCGGGATCAAAACAACCAGCTAGATAGGTTAGCTGGCTGGGTTTGATCCAACTCACTCTACGCGGGCAGCATTGCGCTGTACCCACTTGCGCTCTCGATCCGAGCGAAGAATGTGTCGTCGATGATAAAGCACTTCCACATAATCTTCGACCCGACCTTGCGGCCTTGAGCCAAAGGATTGCTGTAGGAGGCCCCAGCGGGAGTTAGATAAGAAGCCAAGGACATGCCGTTTAATTCGACACGACCAAAGGCGTCCTGACCAAAAACCCACGCGACGAACACTTCCCTACCGGAAGCGGGGATCGCAGGAGGAGTAGCAGCGGTGCCAGCGGTATAATCAGCGAGGACAATCGTCTTCGCCGTATTAGCCGCTACACGCGAGAAGATCAGTTTGTAGTTGGCACCATTAGTGTCAGACATATAAACGTCGTACACATAGTTGGTGCTGGTCGGAGTCGTGATGGTTATTGACCCATCAGAATCAGCGACCGTCAACTCCTGGCTAATCTTGCGCTCGTAGTCCGTCAGCGCATCCCGAGCAACCACTATGATCAAGGAATTGTCGATGTTACCTCCACTTCCAGAGTGAGTATACCCGGAAACGGAAGCAGATTGAGTCCCTGGAACAGCCACGCCCAAAAACTTAGGCAGGAAGTTTCCACGGCCCCAACGAACACCCATCCAAACCCCAATTTCACCGTATTGCAAGGCACGCACATTAGCGAAGTTGGAAGCATCCTTGAAAGTTGCGTCACTGGACAGGACATCACCCTCTTGCTGAGGAGACATCACGCCATTGAACAACCCTCCGGCTCCTTCCATCGCTCCCTGGTCTCGTAGAGCCACGGTGGTCTTCAGAACGGTAGCTGTGTCCAGCTTGTCCCCTGTACCAATCGTGGGTCGAGTCGTCGCTGAACCTGGGTAATAGACCTGCGAGCCACCCATCAGGGTTTCACAGATTTCTCGCTCCAGGGCTTCAGAGATAGCCATCGAGGTCCGATCAATAGCGATTTGCAGCGCCGGGTGGGTCGTTGTGATCTGAACTACGTCAGTCAACAACGCCACGATACCCCATTGCTCAACCGTTACATCAACGTTCTCGGTGGTCGCGGCATCA